GCAAGTAGAGCAGAAGGAGTTGATCCTACTTCAGATGCAGGGCTTATTGCAGAAGTTATTACAACAGGTGCTGAAACAGTTATTATAAGCCCAGGTGCTTATGGATTCAACTTAGAAAGTTCACCAACAACAAACATACCATGTAGAGTTACAAACAAAAGCGGTAGCACAGGTACGGTACAAATAGATCTAAACATACTACAACTGGAGTCATAACATGGAGTTGTTCCAAGTAACACTAAAGCAAGGTGAAGACATTGATGCTTTCTATACAGATATGGAAACACCAGGCGGTGCTATAACTATTCCAGATAGAAAAGTAGAGTGTGGAGAAAGACGACCAACTTCAAGAACCACAGGCTATATGCTTACCTTGGAAGAAGCACAAGAAGTAAGTTATGACGACAGAGTAGAAGTTGTTGTTCCGCAAAGCGTGTTGGACAGACAGACTGTGGTTAGAGATGCTACATACAACGGTAGATTTACCAAAAGCACAAGTCCAACTGGGTCAACATTTACAAACGCCAATGGTGATACTAGAGTAACATACACCAATAATGATCACTTCGCTTGGGGAATATTAAGACACATTGAAAGCACCAACAGATCAGGTTGGGGAAACGATGCTGGAAGTTCGTCTGGTAGGCGTGTTGATACTAGTGTAACATATTCAGCAAGTGGTAAGAATGTAGATATCGTAATTGTAGATAATTTCACTTTCAGTGACCATGCAGAATATTCAAGCAGATTAATAGACTACAATTGGGGGCAACACTACAACACAATCACAGGTGGCACAAACTACACCTACAGCAACGCAGATGCTCGTGATAACTTTAGTGCAGAAGATACCCATCCAACAGCAAGTGCCTCCTATGCAGCAGGTGAAAGATTTGGACTTGCCAACGATGCCAATGTGTATATGTTAGACTTAACCTACGAGAGAAGCAAATCAGGTGGCAACAGCAATAGCAGGGCTTTCGCCTACATTAGAGAATTTCACGCAAACAAATCTATCAACCCAGTAACAGGTAGAAAAAATCCTACCATTGTGAATGTGAGTTTGGGCACGATCAATACTTATTCAGGTGCCAGTATAGCACACTTCCAAGGAGCAACATTAGACAAGGGCGACGGCAGTACATTCCTTAATGATGCTGAACTGTTGGCACGTGGAGTATACAAGAACGCTGGCAAAGCGTGGACTACGTTCACAAGCAACACTAACTTCCAAGTAAACAGTCCTACACCTGATAGTGATTTAGTAGATGCCATAGCAGAAGGCGTTATTGTAGTTACTTCGGCTGGCAACAACAACAGATACACTGATGTATCAGGTGGCGACAACTATGACAACTATATGGTTACTGGCGCCGCTTATGTGAACAAAGACTATTTCTTTAATGGCTACTATCCATTTAGAGATTATTATATGCGTGGCGATAACTTCTCATTCAACGGAGCAATAAACGTAGGCGCTTTAAGCAATGACACAGATGAAGGTAAAGCAGACTTTAGCAACTGGGGTCCGGGCATAGATGTATATGCCGCTGGAGAGACTGTAATGGGTGCTATGATGAAAGACGATATTAACTTCGGTAATCCCTATTACGGACAGGAAAACAATACACCAAAATGGGATACAATGGGTGTGCAAAACGGAACAAGTTACGCTGCACCTTTTGTCGCAGGTATGCTGGCTTGTTTAGCAGAAGTATATCCTACACTCACACAAGCACAAGCAAGAACATATTTACAAAACAATGCTGTCACAGGATTGATGGCGGATACAGCAGACGCAATAGATGTAGATGTAAGTACAAGAGTAAGCACGGACGGTTCAAACATTGATAGAATAGCACTATGGAAGAATCACAGAGCAACGTCAGGTAATATGGCATTTAACACATACAACAAAGACGTAAACAGTCGACCTACAAGTGGATTAATGTATCCACGTACAAGAACACGTAGGCGTGGGTAAATAGTAATATGACAAATATAACCGCAGTACCATACTTTTATGACAAACAATTTAGACGCTATATTCAGCAGTTTATTAGATTGTTTGCTGGATTTCAGTATGTAAAAGGATACACTGAACAAGGTGATCCAATATACCACACAACACCAGTTCGCTATGGTGATATTAGTCGTATGGCGGCGCATATACAAAGAGAGAATAGTGAGAATACATTAAGCACTGTTCCTTTTATTAGTTGTTATGTTACTGGTTTAGCACCAGATGTAAACAAACGAGTATTTCCTCAGTTTGAAGAAAAAATGACTGTTATTGAAAAAGAGTATAATACTAATACCAACAGTTATGAAAATAATCAAGGTAGTACATATACTGTTGAACGTCATATGCCAGTGCCTTATACAATGACCATGCAAGCAGATTTGTGGTCAAGTAATACAGAGCAAAAAATGCAAATGCTAGAACAAATACTAGTATTGTTTAACCCAAGCCTCAATATACATACTACAAACAACCCACTAGACTGGAGTAGTTTAAGTGTTGTTGAGCTTACTGGAACACAATGGACAAACCGTGGTATACCAAGTGGTGTTGATGACATTATTGATATTAGTAGTTTAACATTTGAAATGCCTATACTAATTAACCCTCCAGCTAAAGTAAACAAAAGTAGTATGATACACACAGTTATTACTAACTTACATGAAGTTGCTACTGGTGATGCAGAAAGTATTAAAGTACTGAATGACATCAATGCTATCACTACTAGTTATACAGTAGTGGCAGTTGATAACAAAGTAAAACTAGATGTAACAGGCGGTGTAGCTACTGCACAAATACTAGGTAAAACTGGTGCTGTTGAAGCTGGGCTAAGATGGGATACTATTTTTACACAGTATGGTTCCGAACTTAGAGAAGGCGTAAGTCAAATAAGATTTAAACAAACAGATGACCCTAGTGATATGACTACAGATATTATTGGTAGACTATCTGGAGATGGATCGCAAAATACATTAACTGTAACACTGGATAACAGTACTATAACAGCAGACACACAAACGGCTGTTGATGCTGTAATTAATCCACAAACAAGCTATCCTGGAGATGGGACACTAACAGCGGCAGTTAATGGAGATCGTTATCTTATACTTGACGAAGTACCTAGCGGAGGTACTTGGGGTACTATATCTGCTAAGAAGAACGACATTATTCAGTATAATGGTACTATATGGAGTGTGTCATTTGATGCAAGTAACACTAGTACTACAGAACACACAACAAACACAACTACCATGGATAAACTTAAATGGACAGGCTCGCAATGGGTTAATGCATATGAAGGTACATACAACAGTGGTTTTTGGAGAATATATCTATAATGCTAACAGCAAGTGGTTGCTGCTTTCTAGCTCTTAATACAGGACGGTTAATGCTACAACAACGTAGTAAAACAGTAAGCCATCCTCTTACTTGGAGTTTTTGGGGCGGTAAAAGTGAACGTAAAGAAAGACCAATAGAAACACTACTGCGTGAGTGCGATGAGGAAATGGGTCAATTACCAGATATACAGAAAGTATATCCCATACACACATTTATTAGTGATGATAAGAAATTTACTTACCACACATATTGTATTGCTGTGTATGAAGAATTTATTCCAGTTACTAATAATGAAACAGCAGGTTACGCATGGGTTGAGATCAATGCTTGGCCAAAGCCATTACATCGTGGTGCCAAAGTAGTTTTGGATAAAGTAGATATGGTTGACAAAATAGTTGCTATTTGGGAAAAACAGCGTTACAAAGAAGACTTACCTAACTGGCTTGACAGCTTCTGATATTCTTCACTATCTTCACCATAGATTTGCTTAATACGTTCAATACGCTTATCTAATAGTTCAGATGTTTCACTACTTGTTTTATTATTCCAATCACCAAAGCGTTTTAAAATATAATCCCAATTACTTGATTCTTTATAACTATAGTTTTCCTTGGCTATGTCAATTTGTGCTTCTTGCATACCAGCAATAATTAAGTCATTAACTCTTGACGGTTTTAGTTTTGTATATGCAGTCATAATTTTGTTTTTGTTTTTTGAATTAGTGTATTCTAAATGTATAGTAGTATAATATGCATTTGCCCATGCCCTAAACGGATCAACAGTATCATTTATATAACCAATGCTTTCCTTTGCAGTACTAACTTCAACTACATTAACTATGTCTTTTCCATAATATGGGTTAGCAACTAAATCTCCAGTAACTGAATCAATCATAAATGCTTCATGATCATCACTAACATTTAACATTTTTTTAACATAGCTAGGCTTGCAAAACATTACTGATTGGTCAGCATATGTTAATGATGTACTCTGATGTAGTACTGGAAATGTAATAGCATCTACATTATCACCAATTTCATAATCTAATGATTGAACATTATCTATCCTAACATCAGCATGTATTAGCCAAAATGGTTGATCTTCTTCGCTGAGTGATTCTAAAATATCAAGCATAGATTTTTTACCATTAATCAAATGACTGGGTCGTTCGTTTATACTAAGCATACCATACTTTTTCATTACAAATTTGTCGTGGTAAGCATAGACATACATACAGTTGTTAGTGTACTTGTATGAGGCGATTTGGTTGCATCTAACCTCTATTTGATCATCATGTTCCGTTGTTGGTACTAGCTTTAATATTTCCCATGAAATAGGACGCTTACTGTATGGATTACAATTTGGAAATGTGTGAATTTTATTGGAATCGTTTTCATTAGGAATAAAATTCCAGTTAAAATTATTCTGGATATCAATATTTTTTTTCTTAACCCAAACATATGGAAATTTTCCACGATATGAGGTTACTTCAGATAAGTCCTGTAGATTATCTAACTCAATAAGTGGAAATCTTCTCCACTTAGATTTAGTTATACTAAATGCTGTTTGCATCATTTATATTTTCCATTTTTATTGCTGTAGTTCCAATATGTCCACAATGATTACTCAAATCATAATCGACCCACAAATCTATTTCATAAGTGTTAAGTTGTTCACAAAAGTATATATCTTCTCCAATAAACGTATCCAGTTTGTTACTCCAAACAACTTTAAACCAAGGACGTGGAATCTTATCAAACACACGTATATCAGTTAGCATTAGTCCCATGCCAACAGCATATGTTTGATGTAGTCCTGTTTTATGATCAGATATATCAAATTTACTTGATGTAAATGCTGTGTTACGATACGGTTTAGTTCTAGTACTATATGTGCCAGCAGTAACTAATTTTTTGTGTTTGTTTAGCTTAGAATATATACTTACTGGAAATAACATATCACTATCAAGCCAAAGTATTTGTGTACAGTTATCAGATTTTGCACTCATAACTAGACGATAGCGTTGATCACTTATCATGCTACCATTTTCAAAATACAGTTTAAACTCTACGCCACTGGATACCAAATGTGCTGTTAATTGTGATAGGCAATATGCAAAACCAGAATGTAGAGTGTCTCTTACAGGAACACAGATACCAAGCATATTACATCATGTTTAGTGGAACGACATCGTCTTGCTGAACACTTTCTTCAGCGCCTTTTACTTCATGATTAAGTTGGCTTGCAATAACAGTTGCTTTGCGTACTGTTTCGATAAAGTAATCGTTTCCTAAACATGTCATATCTTCCATTGTATCAGCACTAACTTTACCAGTTGCTAATAGTTCGATCGCCGCATGTTTTGCAAGTCTATCAACCCAATACTTTACTTGGTCTACTTCATTACCGTATTGTAGATCAGTTTTGTTATATTGTTTTTCAAGTTTACTTTTTGCAGTGGTTAAGATGGACAAACGTGGCTTACTACGTCTCCAAAAAGGTTTGCTATTTTCATCGTCAATGTCTCCATTAACTTTGCTGTACTTAGCAGCAGGGGTTAGACATCTGCCCAAGACAAATGTGCTATATTCAAATTCAGACATTATTTTCTCCTATGAGTTTATGGTTGTCCGCCGAAGCTAGAACTAAGCATTACGGTATTACCGGCACTAATGCCCACTTGTGGGCCGAGTTGGCTTAGGCTACGTTGAGAGCCGCTTGTAAATCCATAATGGACCTGTACCTGGTTTATAGATATTTGAGATCCAGTTGCTGGTAATGCCATAGTTCGTTCCTATTATATTCTATACTACTATATTTATGTGTTTTTGTCAACTGTTAGTATTTATAGTAACAGCGTTAGCCCACCGGCTGCAATTACTAATCCACCCCACATACCGAGAATAGTTACATAATATCTAAACTTAGTACCAAAGTATAACATTCCAATTGCAACGCATTTGTGCATTGGGCTAACCAAGTAACCAACAAAGTCAACAGCAAAGAACCAAGGCAAATACGCAATACCATATATACTAGCCATAATTACTGTGAGTGCACCAAATCGGCTACTACTACCTAGTGCAAATGCTCCTGCAAAACTTGCTATACTTAACATGGTAAATCCACTCCAAGTATTAATATCAAGTCCACTGTTTTCCAAAAACTCTTTAATAGCACTTGTATTTTCTCTGGCAAAATTTGCCGCTACAATAATAACTGCAACCCAACCAATTAGTTTCCAGTCTACAAAACGTAATAATTTAGGTATATCAAATGTACGAGTAACTACCATATAGTAAAGTGTTAGTGTACCAAATGCCCACAAGAAGTTTACACCAGCAATAATAGCACCAACTCCTGCTACATACGGCAATACGTAACGTGTAATACGACTTATTTTAATTTCTCTTGTGCAGTCGTTTAATTGTACATCACTTTCCTTTACACCCCAAATAAGGTAACTTAAAATAAATGCAACACTAACTGCCAACAGTGGCCAGATAATACCCATAAACTGTGTGTATGTTAATCCAAAAGCCGCCATGGGAAGTATAACTGTCTTTTCCAGCGGGCTCCAAAAATAATAGTGGTGTGTACTAACATAATCAATAGGACCAAACTTTTCTCTACCACAGCATCCTTTATCTGGTGCTAGTGCTTCTAGCATACCAGCACTTACTGTAACACGCCCTTTGATTGGCAACAGTCCTGTGATAGCACTTACAACAGCCACAACTGCTTTTTTGCTTTTTAAATTTTGCTCAAAGAAACAAAATATATCGTCAAACAATTTATGTTCCTTTACCATACCTGCAATCATCATTACAAATACAATTAAGAACAAATATATTTGTCCTTTTGTTATTAAGTCTAAGTATTCCATTATT